AGTATGTCGCGGCTAACCCGGATCAATGGCACATGACTAAGCAGCTCAACGATGTTGAGGTTTTGATTGTGAAGAATCTGAGCCTCTTGGGATTCACGCCGGCTGACCGCACCAGGCTCGGGCTGATTAGTACTAAAACAAAGACTAAGTTGCAAGAGCTGATGGAGTTGAAAGCCAAAAAGAATAATGGCTAGTTGGCCGCCAGCGTGGATCACGCCGGCTGATGCTGAGTCGATTGAGCGCGGCGATGGCGACATTGCGGCCCTATTTGCTGAGTCATTTGGCTCGGTTGGTAAAGATGGCGTGGCTGGTAAAGCCGGTGAGCCGTTGGCGTTGCGCGATTGGCAGAAAGAGTTGCTGGCTCATTTGTATGCTCGCGATGCTGATGGCGGTTTGCAGTTTCAGACTGCGCTGATTGGGATGCCGCGAAAGAATGGCAAAAGCGCGCTTTCGAGTGCAGCGATTGGACTCTATTCGCTATTGGGCGAGGGCATCAATGGTGGCGAGGTAATCGTTGTCGCGGCGACTCGCGAACAGGCTCGCATTGTTTTCGGTGAATGTAAGCGCATGGTCGAGCAGTCTGAGCTGAAAGAGATGGTGCAGGTTTACCGCGATAGTTTGTTTGTGACCGAAACTAATTCGGTGCTGAAAGTTATGAGTGCTGAGGCTTTTAGTGCTGAGGGTTTGAACCCTAGCCGCGTGATTATGGATGAGTTGCACGCGCAACCTAACCGCGAATTATTTGATGTTATGTCGCTCGCGATGGGTAACAGAGGCAAGATTGGGCAACTGGTCGCGATCACAACCGCTGGTGTGAAAGCCGATTCGACCGGGCAAGACTCTATCGCCTATTCGCTCTATAACTACGGCAAGCGAGTATCGACTGGCGAGATCGATGACCCGAATTTTTTTATGGCCTGGTGGGAAGCTGCGCCAGAGGCAGATCATCGCAACCCTGAAACTTGGGCCAGCGCGAATCCAGGTTTTGACGATATCGTTTCTAAAGCCGATTTTGAGTCTGCGGTAAAGCGCACGCCCGAGGCCGAGTTTCGCACTAAGCGCCTAAATCAATGGGTTAGCTCTCAGATGAGTTGGTTGCCATCGGGCGTTTGGGAAAGTTTGGGAATTGAGAAACCGCTCGACCCTGATGCCGAATACATCTTGGGTTTCGATGGATCGTTTAGCGGCGACACTACCGTTATTGTCGGTTGCTCTATCCCAACTGAAGATGAGCCGGCGCACATTTTCTTGGTCAAGGCTTGGGAAAAGCCGGTGGATGCTGATGACTCTTGGCGCGTGGACATTCAGGATGCTGAGTTTGAGATTGCTAAGTTTTGTGGCCGGTATAAGGTGCGCGAGGTGGCGTGCGACCCTTTTAGATGGCAACGCTCTATGGAAGTTTTGCAAGATCAGGGCATACCGATTGTCGAGTATCCATCCACATCGGCTAGACGCATGGTGGCATCGTGCGCGCGTTTCTATGATGCCGTAACTGAGGGCCGTCTAAGCCATGATGCGAATCCGCTAGTTGCCAGGCACTTCACTAACGCGGTAATCAAGATCGATAATCTTGGGCCGCGCATCGTGAAAGAAAACCGCAACTCTAACCGCCGTATCGATGCTGCCGTTGCAGCGGTGATTGCTTATGACCGGGCATCGGCTAAAATAGAATCGCAGGTTGTACCTGAGTTCTTTATGTAAAGGCGTGTAGATGATTGCAACAATTATGCAAGCAACCGGCGTGGCTGTTGTCGCCATTGGCGTTGGGCTTTGGTTTGTGCCGGCTGGTTTGGTTGTCGCTGGCGTTGGCATGGTGCTTTTCGGTATGGCCATTGAAAGAGGCGCTAAATAATGCTAAATAATCTTTTCGAGCAGCGAGCTGTAAGTTTCCAAACCGTTTGGGGTACAGGCATAGATGCTGGCCTCGAGTCAAATGCTGGTGTTGCTATCAATGGCAAAAACGCTTTCGAGATCGTGGCTTTCTTTTCAGCAGTTTCGCTTATCAGCGACACCATCTCAACGCTGCCTTGCGATGCTTTCGTTCGCTCGGATGGTGAGCGTAGGCCGTTGCGACCTAGACCGGCTTGGGTAGATCAGCCAGATGTTGATACAACTCGCCAGGCTCATTACGGCGCGGTAGTCACTTCGTTGCTAGTGCATGGCAACTCTTACACTCGCGTATTTCGCGACAACAATGGCGAGGTTGTAAACCTGGTTGTACTTGATCCGAATACCGTTGAGGTGAAGCGCAACAGTATCGGCCGTAAAACTTTCATTGTCGGCAATGAGGGTAAAGCTCTCACCAGCGATGAGATTATTCACATCATTGACTTGGCTGAGCCAGGCTCTTTGGTTGGTATCTCGCGCGTAAACAAACTTAAGGATGCGTTGGGTGTTGCTACGGCGCTACAGGCTTATGCTGCACGATTCTTTGGGCAGGGCGCAACTACTCAGGGCGTTATCGAGTTTCCGGGCGCTCTTACCGCTGAGCAAGCAAAAAACTTGGTCGATGGTTTTGATTCGCGCCATCGCGGTTGGCGTAAAGCGCACAAAACTGGTGTGTTGTCGGGTGGCGCAAAATACAACCCGACTAGCGTGCCTAATGATCAGGCTCAGTTCTTGGATAGCCGCCGTTTCGCGGTTGAGGAAATTGCTCGCGCGTTCAACATTCCGTTGCACATGATGGATGTGCCAGGCTCTAACAGTTTTAGCTCGGTCGAGAATAACAATTTACAGTTCATAAGTCACACGCTTAGGCCCATTCTCGAAAAGATTGAGTGGAGTTATAGCAAACTGCTACCAAATCCATCGGCGTTCATCAAGTTCAACTTCAATGCGTTGCTGCGTGGCGATCTACAGTCGCGCATGACCTCATACAGTATCGGCACTCAGGCTGGTTTCATGTCGGTAAACGATGTGCGCCGCCTCGAAGATTTGTCGCCGGTGGCCGATGGCGATCAGTTCAGAGTGCCACTAGCCAACATTGACTTGGCGCAGACCGCTGTTATCGAAGAAGAAAAGCGCGTGAAGATGGCGCAGATGCTTATCCAGGTTGGTTTCAGCCCTGAAGAAACTTTGGCAGCTCTTGATTTGCCTGAGATTCCACATACTGGCGTGCCATCGACTCAGTTGCAACCGGTATCGATGATTGATCCAGAGAATCCAACGGCGGTTTACTAATGGCATTGCCGATCGAGTCAGGGCGCATTACGGTTGGCACAACACCGGTGCAGATTGATGGTGTTGGCGTTTCACCTATTCGCCTTTATGTTCATAACGAGGCCAACGATAAAACTCTTTATCTTGGCGGTAGCGATGTGTCTATTCTCAATGGTTTCGGCATCAATAAGTTGGAAACAAACGATTTTCTTATTTTCCCAAATCAGTCTTTGTGGATTGTTTCTGAGTCATCAGGCCACATTGTTAGTTATCTAAGGATTCCGGTATAAATGCCATACTTCATTGCTAAAGACCGCGAGGGTTGTAAAGGTGGCTGGGCCGTTGTAGATGAGGCTGGCGAGGTTTTGGGTTGCCATGACGGTAAGCAGTCTGCCATCGATCAGGCGGTTGCATTGTCTATCGCAACCGAAGAGCCGTTTGAGGGTGAGCGCGCTGAGATTGGTTCATTGCAGGTTGGCGACTATGTGACCTGGACTGATGGCGATGATGTTTATTACGGCGAGATTTACCAGGTCGATGGTGAAACCGCTCAGGTCAAAATTTACGATGATGAAAACGGCATTTATGTCGAGTCGGTTTTGTTGGCTACTGTGCCAGTTGCTGATCTAACTAAGGTCGATGGTTTGCCAACGGTTGAGCCTGAAGTTGAAGATGATGAAGATCGGGCCATAAATCAAGATGCGCCGGCTTACATGCGTGCGGCTGCTAGGCGTGGCCTCGAGTATTACGCCGATGGTTTGGGTGGCGATGGTTTGGTTGAGCGCACTATTCGTGAGGCGCGCGACATGGCTGAGGGCCGCGTGACCGATGATAAGTGGATTCGTATCGCTGCCTGGATCGCCAGGCACATGGATGACTTGGATGCGCCGGATGCTCAACCCGATTCGGATAACTATCCGAGTGCTGGCGTTGTCGCGCATTTGCTTTGGGGTTCAGGCCCAACTAAGCGAGCTGCTGAGCGCACGATGGCTTATGCAGAATCGGTGGTTGCTAGAATTGAGGCTGAGCAAGAAAGAGAAACTATGACTGCTAATACGCGTTCTAAATGGGTTGATGTTGCATGGCGCATCAAGGGCCAACTCGAGGGCGGCAACTCTGAGGGCCGTTCGACTAGCAAGCATGAGCAGCGCATTCACGCGACTGATTTTGAGATTCGCGAAACCGCCGATGGCATGTCGTTCACCGGTTACGCCGCCGTTTTCAATTCGGACTCTGAGCCGTTGCCGTTCATCGAGCGGATCGCGCCTGGCGCGTTCAAGCGTTCGCTGCAGTCGCGCAATGAGGTCAAGTTGTTGTGGAATCACGATGCTGGTGAGCCGTTGGCATCGGTGCGCGGTGGCACTCTGAAACTTACTGAAGATGAGATTGGTTTGCGCGTTGAGGCTACCCTAGCCAATACAACTCGAGGTCGCGATGTCGCTGAGCTGATTCGCTCGAAAACTATCGACTCTATGAGTTTTGGTTTCTCGGTTATCAAGGATTCGTGGCAGGGTGAGGTTCGCACTCTTGAGGCGGTCAGGCTTTTTGAGACAAGCGTGGTCAGTTGGCCGGCCTATACCGCTACCAGCGGCACGATCTCGGTTCGCTCGGCTACACCTGGCATCGATGCAGATCAGTTGGCTGATGCTCTTATGCGTTTGGAATCGGGCGAGGAATTAGAGGAATCTCACGCGACCCTTATTACTGATGTTGTGGCCAAACTCACTAAAACTGAAGAAGTGCAAGAAGTTCAGGGCGACATACTCGCGCTGAAGAAAAAGAAACTCGACCTACTACTAAAGGAAATGTAATGCCAACTAAAGAAGAAATTGAAATTGCCGTAAAGGTTATTAGTGAGGTTGCTGGTGCGCCTGAAGTTGGCCCAGTTGCCGATCTAATCAAAGAGCTAAAAAGTTCTTCAGTACCGGCTAAAGAAGTTCGGATTACTGAGGCTAAAGAAACTCGCTAATTTTTTCGAGTTTTACCCTCTCGGCTTTTTACCCTTTTGCCGAGAGGGTTTTTCTTTCCGCTGTTATATTGCGGTGGCTAAACTTTTATTAGGTTCAGCGTTAGCGCGGCCAACTCTGTTCAGCGTTAGCGCGGCAGAAAATTCATCTAACCTATTTGAAAGGAAATCATGTCTGATTTCATCAAGGGTCAGGCTGAAGTTCGCAACAACCTAATTTCACAGATGCGTGAAGTTTTGGATGACGCTGAGAAGCGTGGCGGACTAACTGCTGAGGACTCACAAAAGATTGACCGCCTCGAGGCTGATATTGCTCAGCGCGATGCTGCCATTGCTACTGCTCAGAAAGTTGCTCAGCGTTCGGCTGAGGCTGCTGAGGCTGCTGGATCATTCGCACCAGAGGTTGCACCGGTATCTACCGATGCAGACATTCTGCGTTCGATTGCTCTTGGCGAAACTCGTTCATACGAGTTCAAGCGCGAGGCTCGTGCTGCTCTAGTTCCTAGCGCAAACACCGTACCAACCGCTTTCTACAACAAGGTGTTTGAGATTGCTCAGCTAATCGGCCCGATGCTAACTACCTCAGAGGTATTTAACACCGCATCAGGTGAGTCGCTAGTAATCCCAACCGTAACTGCAACTTCATCGGCTGGTTCAGTCGCTGCAGGTGGCACTGTTGCCGAATCAAACCCAACTTTCTCAAGCATCACTCTTGGTGCTGAGAAGTACGGCGCGATCGTCAATGTCGCAAATGAGCTAGTAACTGATGCCGGATTCGACATCTCAAGCTACATCGCTCAGCAGCTCGGTACTTCACTCGGTCTACAGGCTAACTCAGTTCTAACAACTAAGCTCGCTGCTGCTGCAGGTTCAGTTGTAACTGGTGGTACTGGTGTCGGTGGCGCTGCAACTTACGAAAACCTAATTGACTTGGTTTACGGCATTGCAGATGGCGCACGCGTTCTACCTGGACTTGGATTCATGATGTCTAAGACTGGTATCGCTGCTGCTCGCAAGCTCAAGGATGGAT